TCGAACCAGTACCAGTTGCCGTCTGAGTGCTTCTTCCAGCGGTCTGCAAGCATGTATCCTGAACCGTCGAAGTAATACCAGGTTCCGTTGATTTTCTCAAACTTGTCTTTTGGATAAGAGCCGTCTGAGTGTACATACCAATAGCCTGTATCATTCTTCTGCCAGCCTGTTTCGGCGCCTAGGCCGTTCTCAATATCTCGCTTAAACTGTTCACGGCTAACACCCCATTTCGCAAGATAAGGATACGGGTCAACGTGGTCGCTACTGTTATCCGGCTGGTTATTGGTACAGTATTCATGAGTTTTGATACCTGCCAAGTCGTCTGTATCAAGAGTTTTCGGCAAACCTGCTTCATCTGCTAGATTTCGTAGCAATTCGATATAGAGGCGATAGTCTGTCATGAACTCTTCTTTAGTTGAATGGCTTTCAATCAATTCAACTGCTGCATAGGTCTCAGCATTCCAACCGCCCCCAACGTCCCACATTCCCTTGTTTACAGGGCCTACTTGCATGACACGACCGTTTCCAACGACATGAGAAAAGAACCCAAGTCCAGGGTCCTTTCTGTAGTGGTAGTCCGCCTCGTTCTGAGCGGTTGAGTTTCGGTTGCCTGTTGAGTGGGCATGAACCTGACGGAAAGGCTCAAACCCAACAATCGGCAAGTCCGTGCGTAGTCTACTTGTATCAATATCCATGCCTATTCCTCACTTGGTTTCTCATAGTCTAGTGCTCGTGTGCTGTCTGTGATTCCGCTTGTAGTCGGGTCGTTGACCAGACCGATAGCGGTCAAGAATACGAAGACCGCATTTACAAGCAGAATCAGTTTGTTGCCGATATCACCCAAATCCAGATGATATCCAAAGACTGCTGCACCAGCTTGCAAGACAAGCAAGAGGGCTGGGATTGCAGTCAGCCAAAAGTATTTGTTTTGTAATCGTAGTTTCCAGTTAATCATGTATGTTTTCCTTTCTTTTACGGTAATTTTGTAGGCCAAGGCTCATCTGTCAAGTATGAGATAGCGCTCACACGAATATCTCCAATATCTCGGTTAGTTGGGATGTCTTCGTTAAATGTGAATTGAATGAAATTAGAGTCAGATTTACCACCTAAATACCAAATACCATATGGTATACCCTTATCGTCATAAGTTGGTCCTACAAGCGAAGTTTCACTTCTAAAACCTTCGGGAATACCGCCACTACCAATGACTTTAACGCCTTTATCGCCTGTACTATTGTGCCGAACAAAACCTTTACCGTTTCTTCTCACAATACCAAACCAACCGTACTGAAGACCTCCGAAGTTATAAGTGACAAGATTGTTAACCCTTCTAATTTTAATAAATGAACTTTTATCGCCGATTATTAATTTTGAAACTGAATTTAACGTCCTCCAACCAGTATCACCAATCAAGACACGCCAGCCTGTGTTATCGTTCCCTTTTTCTTTTATCCATTTCAGAGCACCGTTCGTCACGTTGACATCCACATAGGTCGTACCGATTTCGGCTGTGATACGGCCTTCTGGAGAGCCTGTGCCACGGATTTCATGCCCTACGTTGTCTGGCAATGGTAGAGTGACATTATTACCCCCGGTAATTCCAAGGGTATTTCCTGTCAAAGTCAGCCTTGGTTCAGGCTTTTGGTTCAGCACCTTCACATCACGGCCAACAGCTTGAGCGAATGCTTCTAAATTGCTCATTTCGCTCACGCTTTCGCTGCGTTATATGTCGCTACCAGGTCAAGGTTGGCAAACTCGTCAATACGACGGCCGAGGTCAGCCAATTTTTGCACGACTGCACCTTCAGTGCTACCACTCAATTTAGCGATTTCCTCAGCGATTTCTTTAAGCGTATTGAGATTTTCAGGGACCCCATCACCTAGAAGGTCATTCTTAACTGCGGTTTTTGCCTGCTCAATAGCTTGCGTTAGCGTAGCCGTGTCAACCTTCGTAGCGAGTAACTGCATTATAGTCTTGTTATCCGCTCCCACAGCAGAAGCGAATGCAATCAATTTACTTGTATCCATTGTTTCACACCTTTCCTAAATTATAGTACATGAGCAAGTCTGGAAATTCCTGACATGCCCCACCTTCGCTTGCAGTTCTACCTGCAAGTTGTTTTTTTACTTCTTCTGCTATATCCAGCTCCTTGAGAGCATGAACTTCTTCTGTGACCAATTCTTTATCTGAAGCCACTATCTTGATATGTGTCTCTTTGTCGCTCGGAAAAATATATCCGCCAGCGCTAACTTCTAAGCGGTATTTCCCAATTGGCAAGATAGTGTCCAGATTAAAATTCACGCTTGAGTTTGCGACAGTTACCTTCTTCTTCCATTGGTACTTGCCCATCGTCAGACTAACGACCGCCACCTCCCATTCTAGAGAGGGGACGGCTCGATAATCTTCGTCTAAGAGGACAAATCCAAAGGTAGAAGCCACATCACCCTGTTTTATGAGGTAACCGCCATCCACTTGAGCAAGATTGGTCGTATTGAGATTACAGACCATTCTGCGCCCCTTTCTTAGCTTTTACTTTGAATCAACGTTTTCAACTCTCTGACATCTTCACCTAGCGATTTAACTTGTTCCGCAAGAACCAAGATAGCCTTATTCTGTTCATCATGGTTATCTAGTCGTTTGTTTGCAGATCTTTTAAATTCGTTCAGATTTTCGATGTCTTTCTCTAAAACCGTGAGACGATTCTCTTGTTTAGTCGCTCGGTCCTTCATCGAGAAATAAAGGCCGATAACAGGAATCAAAGAGAGGAAAATTTGTGCAATTAAACGTTCAAATTCTGCCATAAATCACCTCTACTGTACAATTGTTGGTTTTGGTGCGTTAAACTTCCAAGTTGCTAGAACACCATTTTGGAAAGGTGTCCCTTCAAGTTGAGCAAGTGTTTCTCCTTGATAGGTGAATGACTGATTTGTTTGAATCAAGATACGCTTGCCTTCTCCATTGATTTCAGCGTGACTAGGGTCTTCGACCGCAAAGATTGCACCAGGCTCATAGACTTTACCGACTTCAGCAAGCGGGAATAGCTCAACCATCTCTTTGTAGGTTGTGCCGTAAGATACTTTTTCACCCATGATAGAATCTTGAGCCATCACTCGTACCACCTTACTAATGCGGTTTGCAAGTGCTTCAAGGTCATTTTGCTTCGCTTCTGCTTGGCTCAATTTCTCTTGGGTTTGTTCAAGATTGGCTTGAGCTTGAGCTACTTTCTGCTCAGCCTGTTCCAATTTAGCCAGAGTCTGCTCTAATTTAGCCTGCGCTTGTACAATGGCGCTTGTTGGATCCAGCTCAGTACGGATATGGTCCAGCACTGCTTGAATCAGCACCTCTTCATTATCATGCGTGCGATTGCCTGGCAATTCAACACGCTCATAGCTGTAGCGACCAGGTTCTTCTTTCTCAATCGTTACGATTGTGACATTCTTTTCCCCTTTTAAGGTTGGGCTTCCTGTTAATTTGTAAGTCATTAGTTAGTTCCTTTCATTTTTGCTTGTGTTTCTTCGAACAGTTCTTTAAGCGCTGGGTCATATTCCAGTACGGCTTTAAAGGCTTGCAATTCAGCCAAAGCCAGCGTATAGTGCGCTTCTAAATGCGCACTATTCAATTCACCTTCTCTCAAGCGATTAGCGAGCGACTCAGCGACTAGCTTGTCGATTGTGTGATTATCCATGTTGTTTCTCCATTTCTTTGATTTTCTGGTCTAGTTCTTGGACTGCTTTCAGCAAGTAGGGTACGAATTTTGAATAGTTGATAGACAGATAAGATGTTACTTCATCTGTTTCAACTGCATGAGGGACTACCTCTTGTACTTCCTGCGCAATCAAACCAACCTCTTCGTGTTTCTGGCTCTCGATAAAATCAAAAGAGACCATGTTCAATGCTTGGATTCTATCCAAGGCATTAACTGGACTCTCTTTAATATTTTCTTTCAAGCGCCTATCTGAACTCGAAGTGATACCAGCATAACCTCTCCATTTGGATGTAGTGATTTGATTCCACCAGACGACAGCATTCTCTCCTCCAGCTGGATTTGACCCAGCACCATAAACATCTGCATTTCCTGTCCAGATACCTTTGGCAGCATTAATCTTGCTGTAGAAATTAACGTTTGTAGAGCCAGAAAAGTCAACTTTCCCATAAAAGCTAACTGTATTCTTACAATACATCTGCCCATCTGTGTCCACATGCCAAGAGTTCGGTCCTGCTTGGTTCCAGTTATTGCCCCAATTGGCCCAGAAAGCTGTCTTAGTACCGCCACCTGCTCCATTCCCCATACCGACCGAGAATTGATTAATACCAGAAATCCAGCGACCGCCTCCATTATCAAACTGCCCCAAAGTGAAACCTCCAATTTCACCTTGGTAGGCTTGTAAGAAGGTTGAGCTAGACACAACAGATTCAATCTTAGTTGTGAAGATTTCCTTAGATGTCAGCTTATCAATCAAGGCATCTCTAGCGGTCAGATTCTTGATTAAGGCATCATCTACGCTGATTTTATCGCCTGTGACGGCACCTGCTTTAATCGTATCTGCAGTCACAGACCCAGCCGCTAACTTCCCAGCAGTCACCGCACCATCAACAATCATGTCGGATTTTACTCTAACTCGTGGAGCGATGATATCTACCCCTCTAGGACTTGCGGAAATGGTAGAGGCTAACTGCTCGCCTGTCAAGGTGGTAGAGCCGATGGTCACACCTTCTGGTGTCACTTGAACCCTAGCACTGTTAGCAGCGTCTCGCACTTCCTGCCTAATTTCTTTAGCCGTCTGAGCAATAGCGCTCTTGACATTGGTATCAAAGAACTGAGTCAGCGCCCCTTGGTTGTTCTGCTGAATTTTGCCCCAGAGAGTGCTATTTGGGTCTCTCAATTCCAGCTCTATTGAGCGCATGTCCTTGAAGAGACCTGACAGTGTGCGTTGTGTGACAGTAGGCTCCACGAAACTTGTAGGAAAATCCCCTTGCTCCAGTTGGATATCAGTCAGCACCGTGTCTCCCACACAACCCATGTGATGTAGTTTCAGCAGTTCATCTCGTGTCCGTGGCTGAAATACCTTGTAGTACCGTCCATTGTGCTCAAGCGCTGGCGAACGAACGTTTTGGATGGTTATATCCATGTGTTACCTCCATATTGAATAAAAGCTCATATAAAGATCTCCATTTGACGAATTAAATTCCCTCTTGGCCTTCTCAAAGTCTTGAGTATTTTTAAAAATAGCTTTAACGTCAATATCCCTGTCCCTTATACCCACCCG